GCCGGGCGCATCGACTGCGCGACAAAATAGAGCGTCGACGTTGCCATGACCTACCCTGGCTTAATAGCCGGAAGTCGCGTTGCGCACGTCGTGGGTAAAGCTGGTCGCACTCACCACAGTACCCGTGGTAAAGGCGCCGATGGTCAGGTTGGCCCCCGAGGCCCCCGCCGACACATCCATCACCACGGTGGTGCCGTCGCTCTTGAAAATGCGCGCCCATGTCGGCGTGATGTCCGCCACCGCCGTGCCAGCGGTGATCGCATTGGCGGTCAGTAATCCATCCACCGCCGCCGGGAACGCCGTGGCGCCAAACGTCAGTGTCACACCAAGCGTTTGCGCGCCCAAAGCAGTGTCAGCGGTGGCGGGTTGTGTGCCGTCATAAATGCGGATCAGGCCGCTGTTGCACAAAGCGGCAAGGGTGGCGGCTTGGGCGTTGACAGTTGCGTTGGCGAGTTGAGTGTTAAGTGCCATGGGTTTCTCCTAAAAATACGGGTCATTCCTTGGACGCAATCGCCGGTCCCGTCCCACCGGCGTGTGCAGTAAAAAGCTGGTTGTGGCTGGCCGCCAGCGCGGCATTGCCGCCAAACTCGGCATCCACCATGTAGGCACGCGACACCACAAAATGCAGCAGCGCGTTCTTGAAGTCGTCCTTGCAGTTGATGTTTCCGGTCACCGTGCTGTAGGCGGCGCCACCAGGCGCGGCCACATCGGCAGGCCACACGGCGCAGACGGCGTCCACGCTGGCGCCCACCGCAGCGGGCGGGTAGACGTAGAACACATGCGGCTCACGGGTGTCGTGGGTGCTGTGCTTGATGGTGGTCACGCCGGTTTTGGTGTACCAGGTGGGCTCTACCGCATCCAGCATGGCGCGCTCCACCGGGCGGATCGCCGCGCCACCGGTGTTGCGTGGCACCTCCAGCAATTTGGCGCAGGTCGCAGGCACCGTCTGCCTGGCACCGGCCACCAGTGCAATTGCTACCGTGGCAGCGAACATCTCTGGGCGGGCCTCGACCAACGCGCGCTGGCCGTCATTCAGGTGCGCCACCAGATCAACCGCAGACCAGCGCGTTCCATCCGGGTCTTGCAGCAGCTCCTGCGCCTGTTTGATGATGGATTGGGCGGTGGTGGTCATGGTGCCTGGTCCTTATGCAAACGGACGGGGTTGCACGGTCAGGGACGCTTCCACGCTGCCGCGCAGCGCCTGTCCCCTGGCTTGGCTGATGCCCCGGCGAAACGCCAGCTCGGCCCTGGCCGGGTTGCCTGTGAAAAATTGCCCCGGAATAACCAGGATGCGCGACTGCGCACCCGCCACGATGACGTCAACCCAGTCGTCAAACAAAACATCGTTGAGCTGCGTGGCCGTGCGCTTGGGTTTGGTACTGACCCGCGCGCTCAACATGCTGTTGGCGGAGACGTCGGGTACCGGGTAAATGGCGATGCTGCCGGGGGAGGCTTCAAGAAAGAAGTGAGGCACGCCCAGGTCGTGGCTGCTGCCACCGGCAGCGTCCACGTAAGCCAAAATGGTGTTGATGACGGTCTGCGGCGCGGGGACGTTGTCGGTGCCGAGGTCGTAGGCACTCGACAGCACACCGGCAGTGGCACCCTTGTTGGCAGCAGCGCCGCCGTTGAAGGTGTCGCGCAGGCAGGAATAGTCCATCGCCACGCGCATCTGCTCGGAGGCGTCGTTGCTGAACATGTCCATCAGCTCGTGCATGGGCCAGCGCACAGAGGTCTGGTCTTGCAACAGGTCAACTGCGCGGCGAAGGATGGAAGAAGCGGCGATGCTCATGGTGGACTCCAATTAAAAGAATTTCACGCGAGCGCGCGGCGTGTTTGCGGTAAATCCGCGCCAGGCATCCACGTTGTTGGTGGCAATGGCAGACTCAAACATTGAAAGCTCGATCATTGCCACGTCAGGCTTGTAGAACTCTGCGCCAGCTATCGCCAGCACTTTTGCCTTGGCGCCGTGCGCAATGTCGTAGCGGTACTTGTCAAACAAGTAATCAGGTATTCCGGTTGACGCACGACTTGGCGTCAACGTCACTTGCACCTGAATAGACAGGCCAGCAGCAACCGCATTACCCAGACGAAAAGTAGTCAGGTCACGGCTGACAAGCCCCTGATCAGGCAAATCAACGCGCGTCCAGTCGTTCGGCGCGGCGCGATAAGAAATAATGTCAATGGGTTTGCCATCAACCGTGGCGCGCTCTACCCTGGCCACATCAGATTCGATCGGAACATCAAAGTCGTACTCGACCAATCCGTCAAATGAAGTTACTGGGTCAAGCCACTCCACCCAGGCCCGAGTGCGCTGAAAAAACTCGATGGTAGCTTCCCGCACCTTGGCATCAATCACCGGATGAGGGCAACTCATTGCGTACGTCAGCACTTCGGGGTAAAAGGCGGTCCACAGCATGATGCAGCCTTATTTCTTGCGCGGCTTGTGCTTGGGCTCGGTCGGCACTTCGACCGGCGCGGCGTTCTCATCACCCTCGTCATCCGGCAAGTCGTCTTCGGATTCGCCGGGGACATCATCAGGCTCTGGTTTCTGGATCAAGGCTTGGGCTTGGTCATGGTCGCCCTCATCAGCCGGGCAGAAGTCCACCAGGGCCAACAAAAATGCCAGGTCTGCCTGGTTGTCCACATCAGCCACCAAGCTCCCGTCCACCGGCGCAAACACAATCACCCCGCTGGGCGCGGCAACGCGGACCGAGCCGTCTTTGCGTGGGGTAATGTTGGTTTCAATTCTCATGTCAATCTCCCAAAAAAAGGGGCACAAAGGCCCCTTTGGTATGTGCCAGCCTTTGAGCCGTCCGCCTGAAAAATCAGGCAGCGCGATAGATCAAAGTCAAGCCCAAAGTGCCAGCCGCCGGAGTCGTGGGGGCGGTAGCCACCTTGACCACAATGGCGCGGTCGTAATTGACCGCAGTCACAGACGCCATGGGTTGGCTCAGAATCTGTTGCTGGAAAGCAGTTGCAACCGCTGTGGTAGAACCCCAGGCCGCGCCGCCATCAGCAGCCTTTGTGGAAAGCAGCGTGTCCTTGAGGTCCGCCGACACAGCGCCGGCCGCATCGGTCAGGTTCAAGTTGCCAATACCAACAGTCAGCACCATCGCAGCAGCGCCCGTGTCCATGTCGGTGCCATCCACCAGGACGCCAACCGGCACGCAGCCGGCCGGCAAGACGCCGATTTTTCCAATGCTGTTGAGCGCCAGATCCGCCGTGGCCATCGCCAAAGCAAACCGCATCGACGCCAGCTCGGCGCCGGCGGGGGTAATCGGGTTGGCACGCCCGGTCGTGTAGTCGTTTGAACCAGTAAAAGCCATGATGTTTACTCCTTAACTTGCTGTGTGGGTTAGCGCGTGGCGCAGGCGGTGTCCATGGCGAAGGCGCCAAAGTCCTGAGCACCGGATTCGGTCGTGAAGTTGGTTTTCTTCATGCCGAAAATGCTGGACGTGGTGATCACCACCTTGTCGCCGTTGTCGCGGGTTTCCTCGTTCCAGCTAAAGCGCTGGTCAGTGCCGGGTGAACCGTAGGCAATCACGGCAGCCTGGGCACCCATGAACAAGCCGCGAGCGGCTTCCACGTTGGCGCCGGCGCCGGCATTGCTGAAACGGATCACATTGCGGTGGCTGTGCAGGATCGCACCGCGGTACATGCCCAAGCCACCCTTGAACAGCGGGCTGTTCTTGCCTTCTGCGGTGGCAGCGGCCTTCTGGATGTCCAACCACTGGCCGGTGGCGGTCGAGGCGCGCATGTCGTCTTCTTGCCAGGTGTGCATCACGCAGACAAACGTCTCGTTGCCGTCGATCTTGCAGGGCTGCAGCACTGGAATGCCGGTCGGGCCGCCACCTTGCACCTGGGCGCGGGTCACGGCACGGTCCACCAGTTTCAGACTGAACTTGTCGAGCGCGTCAATGTTGTTGAAGGCAGTCGCGCCGTTTTGCTCCACGCCGGCAGCACTCAACTCAGCGCCGTACAGCGTGTGGCTGGCGTCAGGCGCCACCAAGGCGTTATTGGCGCGGCCTTGGTAGCCCAATGGCAGAAGGAAGTTGGGATTGACGCCGCGGGCACCCGAGACGTAGATGAACAACAGTTCGTCCACCAGGCGAGCCCACCAGCCGGACTGCTGGCGCTTGGCTTTTTCGCGCAGGTTGTGCAGCGTGCGCTTGCGCGTCATGCGGCCACCAGTGTTGACACCGCAGCGCGCCTGGTCGATGTAGATGGTGTCGGTGTAGAACTTCTGGGCTTCTTCCTTGCCCTCCAGATTGTCCTCGCCCTCCACCGGGGCCATCTTGAGCTCGGCCAACAGGTCATAAGCGATCTGCTCGCCGGCGTCAGATTCCAAATCCGTCAGGATCTGAATCGGCACCTCGGCAGCTTCGCCCTTGCCCATGAAGCGCTGGCTCCAGTAGCCCTTTTGGGAAGTGTCATAGGCCATCAGGCCTGCAAAACGTTTGACAGCCTTAGGGTCGTTCACCCCGATTATTGTGCGTGCGATGATAGTTCTCCTTGGTCCGCAGACCGAAGAGCACATCCTGCGCCCGGGTTGATAAATGGCCTATTGGCAGACCGTACTATGTCATCCTTGGCACGAACACCATTACAACAAAAAACCTTTTTCTTGCATGAAGTCGACAGGGTGTTTTGCTGATTTTGTAAGGTTGCATCTGGGACATAGCAACTGCACGTTTCTCATGCTATGTTCGCCGCCTTTCGACAGCGGCATGATGTGATCAAGATGGTGTTTTGTTTTCTTGAGGTCGGTCAGGCACACGACACACTTGCCTTTTTGCAAGACCAGCAGTCGCTTGATTGAATCTGGCCCCAAGTCACCATTTGAATGTATTTTTTTAGCGCGACGACGTTGCTCGTTTATCACTCTTCGATCACGGTTTCCAGCGGCCCACTGTGCAGCACTCAAGGCCGACCTATCTGGGTTATCTTCGCGCCACTTTTTTGCCTTGGCTTTCTGGTGGTCACTGTTGTCAATGGCATATTGTTTTTGGTATGCCTTGAATACCTCCTGGTTGCCCTTCTGCCAGGCCACCGCTTGAGCATTAATCCACTCGCGATTAGCTACTCGATACTCAATCTGCTGGGCTTTGATGTGGTCGGCTTGTTGCACACGCCAGGCAGCGTCATATTCCCGTTTGCGTTCAGGATTTTTGGATTGGCTTTTGAGTGTTGCCTCTCGGCATTTTTCACGATTCTTTGCCCGATACCGAGCAGCCGCCTCTTTACGTCGGGCTATGCGCTCTTCGTCCGGTAGCTTGTCTTTGTGATTCATGGCAATCCTCGCCAATCTTAATTTTGTCGAACATGACATCCGTTGCGGCAATTATCCGAATTCTAGCCAACTGCCCACTTTTATGAATTAGTTCGATGCTGGCGGCGCCTGAAAAACTCAAGCGCTCGCCGCGGCGTACATCAATAATAAGGTTCGTGATGTCTTTCATTTTTTGGGCCATCAGACCGACATGTAGCGTTCGCGCTGGCTTGGCGTCATGCGGCGGATGGCCTCTTCCTGGGCGTCACCCGTGAGCCGGTCGACGTCAGCAAACTCGTTGCCATCGACATCACCAGGACCATCACCGCCCGGCACCTGGGCCAAGGTCTTTGGTGCGGCAT